GTGACAGAAAGTCACCACCCATGGTGACAGAAAGTCACCACAGTAAAGCAAAGGGTGGTGACAGAAAGTCACTAGGGGTGGTGACAGATTGGCACGAGGGTGGTGACAGAAAGTCACTAGGGGTGGTGACAGATTGGCACGAGGGTGGTGACAGAAAGTCACCCAATAACAATATAGATCAATATAATATCAATAATAAACAATATAACAACAATAGAGAAAAGGCAGAGCCGGAGCTAGAAAGCGCGCGCGAGGATCGCGAGCCGAGCAATGAAGAGCAGCAGAGGGCAGACCTTTGGGATAGCATCATGGATGACCCCAAGCCTGAGATCACAGAAGAGCTGCGCGATGGTCTGTGGTACGTCTCAGACATCTACGACGAGCTTGATTACAAGCGTAAAATAATTTGGGAGATTAATCATCATGAGCGACAGGATATAAGACGAGCGCTCTGGAATCACTCAGACGGTGACAAGCTCTATACTAAAATGAAACATGAGAGAATAGCACCTCGATCTGCGATCGATTGGGTCGGTCTTCAAGCAGCCGGTCATATGCCAGCGATCAAGACACCTAAAGCGCCTCCTCAAAAGCCAACGAGCTACACTGTGACACCTGAGCGACAAGCAGAGATACTCGCAGCAGATCAGGCATGGCTTAACATCATCAACAGCAAAGGCAATGATGAATGGTAGACTATCAGAGCATCGATGCTGAAACCTTCCCAGAGTCTGAGTGGCAGAGCTCATCAGGCATGCTCTCGAGCACTCCACTGCCCTATTGCGGCGGCTGTAATGAAGGGTGGACTTTTACCGAGCGCGACAATGAAACAGCACAGACAGCAAAGCGCTGCAACGTCTGCCATCCTCTGCGACGTAAATTAAAAAACCTAGAGCGCGCGCGCTTGCCGTACACAGCTCATCAGCACACTCTTAGCAAGTATGAATGGGATACAGACAACCAGCGCGAGCGAGTCGGCGCTGTGCTTGATTGGATACACGGGCGCACAGATCCTGTTGATAAGCCCTCTGTTCTTATGTACGGCAGGCCCGGCAACGGTAAGAGCTCCATGCTTCATATCCTAGCTAAACATGCAGTGTTCGCAGGTAAGAGGGCGCTGTACATAACTCATGAGGGTCACTTAATGGACTTAAAAGCGAGCTTCAATCAAGAGAGACGATTGCAACTGCATGAGATGCTCGAAGGTATTGACCTTCTTTGCTTTGATGAGATCGGCGGCATGGGTGGCGGCGGCAACTGGACACAATGGAGCAAAGCGCAGACGCTAGAGATGATAAGCGCGATACATGACAGATGGTCATCTAAAGCGCTGTCAGTAGTCGCAACAACTAATTTACACCCTCGCCAAGTGCTCAAGCAGCTCTTAGACAATAACAGCGCAGCGCGCTCGAGGCTCGGGCAGATGTTTGGCAAGCCTGTTGAGATGATAGGGCGCGATCGTCGCGAGGCTGTTGCCGATGGTTGGGATTAAAGCACAATCTCCAAAAGTCTCGGCATGTCTTCGACCTCTTCAACACATGCGCGCACTGCCTCTGCATATTCTCTGATCTCTGCTTGCGCATGGCTATCAAGTCGCAGCTTTAAAAAATGTATCAGCGCATGGAGCGAGCACGACCAGTAACATTCAGAAAGCAGCGAAACCGGCAACACGGTGCGCGCTTGCTCTTTGCATACACCTAGACTCAGCAGCTCTTCATATGCTCTGTGTGCATGATCAATCGCTCGTATGTAGATCATCTCAGAGCGCAGCGCTTTCTCGTCATCTAAACGACCACCAGAGCCTTGCTTTATGCTCTCACTCTGCTCTCGCCAGCCGTTTGACTGCCAAAACTCGCAATCGAATTGCACATATCTGCCGCTAATTTCGTTCCATGCGCAGCCGATTTGGTGCTTCATCCACTGCCTGAGAACAAAGATCGGCGCTTTAATATGGAAGGTGAATTGCACATGCCTAAACGGTGACGTGTGCTTATGCGTCCATAAGTAATTAACTAAGCGCCAGTCTTTATCGGTCATCTCGAGCGTGTGCTTGCCCATTGACACTCTGGCACTATTAACAACGCTCAAAGGTGAACCCATGCCATCGACCAGCTGCACCGAGCCTCTGCCTATTGTAATCTCGTTACTTTTCATCTATTGTTCTCTTATCACGGTTGATGTGATGCTGTGGTTTGTATGTATTGATAAAGGTGCAGCGCTCTTCTAGGGCGCTGCGCCATCCCTTCAAGGTAACAAGTATTATGAATAAAATCTGGCTTATCGGTCATGTCGGGCAAAAGCCCGAAGCGCGCGGCGCAGAATCTCAAGTGGCTGCTTTCTCTCTCGCTGTCAAACAGTGGCAGAAGGGCGGCGAAAAAACAACGATCTGGTTGCGCTGTGTAGCCTTTGGTAAGGCTGCTCAGAATATCCTGACCCATGTAGACAAGGGCTCGCACATCGCAGTCACAGGCTCAATTAAGTATAAGACATATGAGCGCGAGGGCTTGAGTAAGCAAGAGGTCGAGATCTCTGTTGATTCTTGGGAGTTTTGCGGCTCAAAGCAGAAGCGAAACGAGATTGGCAACCAAGGCCCGGCTGTCAGCTGGTCGGGTGGCGAGAGCTGGTCATGACGCACCAGCAGCGAGCTGAGAAGGTTGGCGAGCGCCTCGTACATCTAAGAGGGCTCATGATGCACATACTGCTAAAGGATTTTAGGCTAAGTCTTGCAGATGCAGAAGATGTTTATAGCGAGTCTTGTATTTACATGCTTGAGAGGGGCTGCTTGTTAATAGATGTCGATAAAGACTTTGATGTAGCGATTAAAACAACTGTTAAGCGTCGAGCATTGAATCACATTAGAGACAATAGGCGCATGCAAGTCGGCATATTTTCGCACGAAGGCGAGGACTATGCTTACCTCAAAGACGACAGAGCAGACCCAGTGCATATCGAGCAGGCGATCGATCGCGAGAAAGTCATGAGCTTGCTCAAGCTTTGGTTTATTCTGCCGAGTGAGCAAGCTGTGCTTACTCACCTAGATAAAAGCATTAACATGCGCCATATGTCGGAGCTCACAGGCTACAATCTACACACGCTCACAGGAGCGCTCAGGCGTATGAGGCAATTTGCGAGAGACTTATGACCAAGAATGAACGCTTAAAAGCTATGGCAGCGAGAGAGCAAGGGCGCACAAATCGCACAAGCGCGCGCGAACCTAAACACGGGCCATATGCTAAAAAAAACAAACAGAAGGTCGAGCTCCTGTTGTCTCTGCTCGCCGAAGGTCATAGCATCGAAGCGGCAAGCGTTGGCGCTAATATACCTCGCCGCACGATCTATGACTGGATCGAGGCGCATGAGCAGTTTGCCGACGAGCTCCAAGATGCAAAGCACGCAGCCGAGGGTCACTTGCTTAAGTCGCTCTTGAGCGTAGCTGCTCGCAAAGACGATGCGCAGACGTATCGCTGGTTACTCTCTAAGCGCCGACCCGACATCTATGGAGACAAGCAAGAGCTGCAGGTAAGCTCAAAAGTAGAGAACGGCGTGCCAGAGGTGCTCGCCATGCTCGAGCAGACCAACCACCTCGTAAATGAAAGAGCTGGCTCGGACTCAGACGACGAAGCCTGAGCCCAAGCCAAAGCAGCAGGCGCAAAATGGCACAAGCGAAACTAAAAATCAATAGACCTCATCTGCATGAGACTTGGACACCGGAACAAATGCGCGCAGCTGTCGTGCGTATTCACAATCGCTTCCAAGGCTTGGTGCAGTCTGTGATCGAAAGCGCCGACTTTGCTAACTATCGCATAACTAAACAGCCACTTGAGCTCGGTAGACCGGCGTGGCCCGATCCTGCTGAGTATTGCGATCTGGTCTTAGCTCGGCGATCGGGTGCGAGTGTTGCTGCTATCGAGGTAAAGACGAGGCATGTAAAATATGGCGAGCAGCGCCAGTCGGGCGAGATCCTCGAAAGCGTGTTAGATCATATGGGCTCTAAGCTGCATCAACTGCAAAGGTTAGCTTATGAGCACGACGCTCTCTGGGTCGTCATCCTCGGCTTGTATCGCGTGCCGTTTCAGGCTGCCGCCATCAACTATCGCACAGAGTTTGAGGTAGTGATGATATGGGGCAGAGACGTTGGCAGAGATAGCCCTATGTCGCGCGCGAGCTTTCCTAGCCTTGATATGTTTGATCGGGCGATCTGTAGCTGTGTAGACCCTGTTGATTTTTGGTCACTTGCTTCACTGCCTCGACTGCCTTTACCCAATCGAGACACGACAGAGCTTGAGGAGCTCGTGGCGCACAGCAAGCTCAAGCAGAAAGCCAAGCGAGCGCTTTTAGCGATAATTCAGTGGCCCGAAGAGAGCATGCCTCTGCGCACATATCTGCGCGAGTTTAGCTCTGAAGATTGCTCAGAATATGCGCTAAAGCATTATGTGCTTAACTTCATAGATGCAGGTGTAGTGATTGGCTACAAAAAGGGCAAGCGTGCGCATCGTTTGGCAATAGACGAGCAAGCGTTGCTCGCTTACTTGATCGAGGTTGATCGTGAGTGAGTTTGCATTAAATGACTTACAGCGCGAGGTGATCGCAGGCATACGCAGAGCCGACCGAATTATAGCAGCTCGATGTGGTTGGGGCTCTGGCAAGACGAGCTCGCTGATCTTTGCAATGTGGTTTCTGTCTAAGATCAGACCAAACACAACAAGCCTGCTAGTGACAGACACCAACGCTCGATATAACTCTGTACTCATGCCCGAGATTGAGAAATGGCTAGCGCCTCGAGGGTGGGTTTATAATCACACCTTAAGGCAGTGGACTGATCAGCACACAGGCAGCTCGGTACTGTGTCGCTCATACTTTCGACCGAACACTAGAGACAGCAGCCATAATCCTCTCGAGGGTATAAACGTGACATCGGGTGTCGCTCTTATTGATGAATGCCAGACCCTCGGCGCAGAGGTTGCAAATAAAGCGCTCGGTCGTTTGCGCTCTGGGCCTTCACCGACTTTAATTCTTGTCGGTTTGCCGGTTGCAGATGCTTGGTGGTGTCAAATGGCAGAAGATGCAGGATGCTCGCCGCTCCTGTTTACAAGCTATGTGAATCAAAGCAACCTCTCCGACGAATGGTTTGAGGCAACAAAGCTGCTACCACCTGACGAGCGCGAGGCGATGGTACTCAACAAGCCCAAGCCTCCAAGCGGCTTGGTGTATCAAGAGTTTGACAGCGAGCGGCACGTTATAGACGACTTTGTGTATAAGCCTGAGATGACTGGCAGGATCGCCATCGATTGGGGATTTCGTAAACCTTCGGTACTTATCATCGTGTATGATGAGGCGCGCGAGGCTTCAGTGATCGTGCATGAAATAAACCCTCAAGAGGTAACAATCTCACAGTTGAGCGAGATGATCTTGCGAGTTGCCTGGCCTCGAAGTGATAAAGCCAACGCACCGAGCGCTCGAATATGGCTCGACACTGGATGCGCAGACAAGGCAGGCAAGGCTCGCAATGATCAAACAGGGCGCAGCGCTTTTAGAGAGATCGCCAAGAGTGTCGGGCAGGGTGGCATAGGCATGCCCTTGCGTCATACAACAGACCCAGTGCGCACCGATATTTTGAATGGAGTGCAAAAGCTCAAGCGTGCTTTTAATCAGTCGCGCTACCTAATCACACGCGAGGTGTGGCGCAAAGGCGAGCGCGCAACAGGCAACAGCCTGCGCAAGGCGCTCATGTCTTATGCTTGGGATAACAAAGAGCAACCTAAAAAAGACGGTCGCGAAGATCCTCTTGATGCGTTGCGATATGATGCCATTTTCCATTATTGGGCAGACGCTATCAGCAAAGCATCTTATGCTAGACGCAAGCCGAATCGCAACAAGCGAGCAGGCATACACACATCATCTAGGAGCTTCTAATGGCTGACCCTGCATTACCACCCTCGCTGATTGAAAAGGTGCTTGACCCTAACAACCTTGTCGCAGTTGTTACAGTTGGCTTGATGTACATGCTTTACAAGTTTACGAGCAGACGCTTTGAGCTTGAGGCAGAGGAACAAAAACAGATAGTCGAGCGCATAGACGATTTACATGATGAGATAATGAAGCTCGAGGGCAAGGTTGAGACGCTCCTGCGAGGTCGCGATGTCTAGCGAGTACCCTGCGCTCGACAGAGTTGATCTGACAGCCGAAGAGCATGTGAGCTCTTCTGTTGATCACCCCCAGCATTATCACTCGCAAAGTGGCATCGAAGTTATAGACGCGATCGAGGCTTGGGGCTTGGGCTTCTGCCTTGGCAACGTGATCAAGTATGTGGCGCGCGCTGGATATAAAGACAACGCACGCGAAGACCTACAGAAGGCGCTCTGGTATCTCACGAGGGAGCTCAGCAAGTACGAAGACAAATAGGAAGTCACTTCCTATTTAAAGACGAATGGAACAACGTGAGATTAATTAACGCTGATTGTTTTGAGGCACTCAAAGACCTCGCTGATAATTCTATTGACTCAGTTGTAAGTGATCCACCTTATGGGCTGGGTAAGTGCTCACCTGCTGAAGTCATGCAGTGTTTAACGGCGTGGGCTAAAGGTGAAACATGGAAGCCAAAGGGGGCGGGCTTTATGGGTAAAGCTTGGGATGCGTGGGTGCCACCACCTGAGCTGTGGCGCGAAGTGTTGAGGGTGTTAAAACCGGGCGGTCACGCGCTCATCTTTGCAGGGTCACGCACCCAAGATCTGATGGGAATGAGCTTGAGGCTTGCAGGTTTTGAGATGCGTGATGTAGTGCAGTGGATTTATGGAGAGGGTTTTCCTAAGTCTCACAACATAGGAAAAGCAACGCAGGATGAACGGTGGTACGGTTGGGGCACAGCTCTTAAACCTGCCTATGAGCCAGCGCTCTTAGTACGTAAATCTCTAAGCGGTACGGTGGCAAGCAATGTGAATTATTTTGGTGTTGGTGGGATCAATATAGATGCTTGTCGATTTAATGGCGCTAGGCTTAAAGCTGCCAACACGGGCGGTGGTGGTATTAATTTTAATGTTCCGCCTACTAGATACATACCCAATAAAGGGGGGCGTTTTCCAACGAACGTTATCTTAGACAAGCAAGCCTCAGAGCAACTAGAGCAACAAAAAGCCGATGTGAGCCGCTTCTTTTATTGTGCCAAACCCTCAAAGAGCGAGCGAGAGGCAGGGCTTGGAGATATGCCACTAAGGAAGGCAGGTGCAATGAGCGGAGAAGAGACGCGACCTGATAGACCTGCAAATCATCCAATGAGGGCGAACCATCACCCGACAGTCAAACCTATTGACTTGATGAGATACCTTGCACGCCTCATCACGCCTAAAGGTGGTATCGTCTTAGATCCATTCATGGGCTCAGGCTCGACAGGTTGCGCTTGTGCTCTTGAGGGCTTTGGCTTTATCGGTATCGAGCGCGAGCTTGAATACTTTGAGATCGCACAGAGGAGGATTAAGCACTGGGGCGGTGATGGGATTGAGTTGACTGAGTATCAACCTGAGTCTAAAGAGGCTGAGTCTGAGACGTTGCCCTTATTTGGGTGGCTAGCAACCTAGTCACGCAAGACTTGACAAATCGCAGCTATATCACAACACTAGCTATGATATAGAGAGACGAGGCTTTAATGCGTAAGCTTGATTATGAAGCATCAACAGACGAGACACCTCGCCACATGCGCGCGCTTCACCCTCGGTTTAAAACTAGAGGCATAAGCGGCACGCAGCTCTCTGGCGGCATGATCACAGGTTATGAGCGTAATGCTCATGTGACCGGCTTAAATTGGGTAAGAGAAGCCGAGGACATGCTGCGCACAGACCCTGTTGTGCGTCGATCATGGCACATGCTCAGACAGACCCTGCTTAGTGCGACGTGGCGCTTTGAGGCAGGCGATGAGGGCGACCCTCTGTGCGAAGAGTATGCACGTTATGCCAATGAGTGCTTTGGACTCGATGGCTATGCAGGGCAGATGTCTGCGAGCTGGGAAGATCAACTAAGCTACTTGCTTGAGTTTGTGCCGCTCGGTTATCGCTATGCAGAAGAGATCTATAAAGTCGGGCCTGATGAAAATGGCAAGGTCAAGGTGTGGCTCGATCTGTATGCAGATCGTGAGCCCTCGGCGCATCTGCGGTGGCTGTCGCGCGACAATCAAAAGCTCGATGGTGTGATGCAGATGGTTGTAGGAGTCGGCAAGACTCCTGAGCCTATACCTTCAAACAAGCTGCTTATGCTCACACTCAACAGAACCGGCTCTAACTTCGAGGGCTGTGGCATGCTGCGCCCTGTGTGGTGGTGGTGGCGCACTAAACAGCGCATCGCGAATCTAATGTGTGTCGGTGCTGATCGTTGGGCAACGCCTACACCTAGGGTCAAAGTCGATAGATCTGTGGCAGAGATGCAAGGCTTAACTGACTCTGATATTAATGCCATGATCGACGATGCAGAAGCACAAGCCCAAGCTTTCCTAAGTGCAGAGCAGAGCTATTTGATCGATAATCCTGTTGTCAGCTTCGATCAATATGCGAGCGCCCCAAACCTATACGCACAAGGGCCTCTCGAAATTATCAAAGAGTGTGACAATCAGATCTCTCAAGCTTTCCTAACTCAGTTCGCTAACCTTGGCATATCTGCCACAGGCTCGCGCTCAGTTGGTGAAGTACATCTCACTGTATTTAGACGAGCGGCGATCAATCTTTGCGACATCGTCGCCTCTGCTGTTTCAGGTGTAGACCGAAGAGGAGCTGGTACGATAGGAAGGTTGATCCGATGGAATTACGGGCCGGTCGATCCAAGCAAGCTGCCAAGATTAACACACACAGGGCTCGACACAGACGACCTCGCAGACAGCCTCGCAATGCTTCCACAACTTGTTACATCAGGTCTACTGACACCAGACGACGAGCTCGAGCGAGCTATAAGGGAACGACTCGGAGCTGGCGACCTACCAGAGGAGGCACAACGATCAGCCATCGAGAGAACAGTAAGCGCAAGTAGTGGCATCGCTGCGCTAGCAGAAGCGGCACAGAGGAGGCGACGCGATGGCGCGCACTAAAGCTCAGACACCTGCACCCAAGCGCGACCAAATCAAGGGCAGCGACAAGAACCCAAAGGGCTCGGCATCTGGCAAACGAGGGAGCATAGAGATAAGCGAGGCAGTCGAGCGCGCGCTGCG